TCGCAATGGGATATCAAATATTATAGAAATGGTAATCAGTTGACCCATCATCAGCAGCCTTTTAAATGTTTCTTATCATCATGCGATATACAATATGGTGGAGATGCTGAAAACTTCTTACATGAAGATGGCTCGCCAGTTAAAACCTCTCTATCATTAAGCTATGTAGAGATTGAACCACTAATGAGAAGCTAATATGTATTTTGACCAATATCAAAGAATACTGTACGAATTTCCTGATGGTGTAAAAAGAGTTATGACTGACATGTCATTGAGGCCTAAATTTAGAGATGAGATAACTACAAATGCTATAAACTTTGAATTTTATTCTGTAAAAGATGGAGACACTCCAGAAAATTTAGCTTATGATTATTATAATGATGAACAAAAACATTGGGCTATACTTTTAGCTAATAACATTATGAGTATCTATAATGATTGGCCAAGAGACCAACAACAACAAGAAGAATTCTTATTTCAAAAATATAAAGTACAACCTGACAGTGATGGTGTATTACAAACACTAACAAGAGTACAAGTTCAAGAGTTTACACAGTTTGTCGGTATAACAGGAAATAATTTTACTGGTCATGTCACGGGTACATCTGTAGTCACCAAGCCTAGGCATTTTGTAGATGCTGATAAAAACGAATATTCTTATGATGCAATAGTTAATAATACAACAGGTCAAGATGCTAACGGTATAGGAGTTGTTTATCCTACTGTATCACCTGTATCAATATCAACATACGAAGAAGAATTAAATGAGGCAAAAAGAAATATAATAATTCCATCAAACAATATTATTGAAAAATTGATTGATGAAATTCAAGAGTATATAAATGGCTAGCGATAAATTTACTGGTTCTTATGAACTAAAGAGTGCACAAATTATTAGAGGTGGTGAGTCGATAGAGATAAATGCTTTAGTCTCTGAGATGAATATCTTTTCATCAATTATTGATAGAACAATATTAGGTGAATTTCTTATAGTTGATGGACGTAATCTTATATCTGGATTTCCTGTACAAGGTGGTGATTTATTTAAGATAAAAATAGATATACAAGGTAAGATTAGAGATTACACTATGAGAATCTCTAAAATCAAATCACTATCAGATACTCAAACAAGTAGAATGTATATTTTAGAGACTATATCTGAATTAGCTTACCAAGGACTACACCAAAAAATGTCACAATCTTTTATTGGTCCATTAAGTGATATTGCTTTACAGATATTTGAAAAATACACTGATGAAAAGTATGCAGTTTGGGAAGGTTCAAAAGGTGCACAAACTATTATCATACCAAATTGGAGTCCGACAAAAGCAATTGGTTGGTTAGCTTCTAAAGCTGTCTCTACACAAGATGATATTAAATTTAGATTTTTTCAAGATAGTAAAGGTAAGTATAATTTTATGCCTATTGAAAAGGCTATAGAATTTTACAAAGATAATCCGCCATTTACTTTTAAATATAGAGCTCATAGTGGTGGAGGTGATAGACCTAATACTGAAGCTGATGCTTTTGCGATTAGTGATTTAAAATTTGGCCATTCATATGATATGGCTAGAAGTTTAAGAGAAGGTTATATATCAGGTAAGAAGTTTGATATTAATCTTACTGATAAAACACAAAACATACTTGAATATAATTACCATAAAGAATTTGATAAATCAAAGTACTTAAATCCTTATCCTCAATATTACAAACAAGATTTTGGTGATGGTAGAATTTACTTTTGTGCTAGCACACAGTATCCAGAAGATTTATCTAGTCTTAAAAGGTCTACAGTCACTAACTATAATCAACTAGTACAAATAACTATTAAGGGAAATCCTGAAGTAGATATTGGTCAGATTGTTAAGCTTGAATTACCTAACCCTGACCCAGGTGCATCAAACAAAGGTCAATTAGATAATATGTGGTCTGGTAAATATTATGTCACAGCCAAAAGAGATTTTTATAATGGTGATGAAGTAAAAATGGTTATGGACTGTTCTAAAGAAAGTTTGAAAGAGGAAGTATAGTATGTTAGACGGAAAAATGTTTTGGTTTACTGGGGTTGTTGAAGACAGAAGTGACCCTGAAAATATGGGTAGAGTAAAAGTCCGTATTCATGGTGTACATACAGAAAATAAAACACTCTTACCTACTAAAGATTTACCTTGGTCTCACGTATTAATGCCAGTGACTTCAGCATCATTAGCAGGTATTGGTGTATCTGCAACTGGTATATTAAATGGCTCTTGGGTTGTAGGATATTATATTGATGGTGAAGATATGCAAGAAAATATTATTCTTGGTACACTACCTTCTAAACCATATCTTAAAAATCCATCTTTAGGATTTAATGACCCGAAGGGTGCTCATCCAAGAAGGTCTGATGGTGTTGATACTCCAGACCCAGCTTTACAAGATAGATATAATGTACATCCTTCTTATAATGCAAAGAACGATTTAAGACAAGATAAAGTAGAAACTGCAATACCACCTTTCTTAAAAACGGTAAGTATTGATGAAGAAGATGACCCTAAGTTTACTAGAAATACTTGGGACTCTCCTAAAGTACAAAATGGTAAATCACCTAGATATCCTTTCAATAAAGTACATGAAACAGAAAATGGACATGTATTTGAGGTTGATGATACACCTGGTAACGAAAGAATATCTACTTTCCATACAACTGGAACATACCACGAAATTCTTGATAATGGTGATATGTATAAGTCTATTTCAAATGATAACTATACCGTTATTTTTGGTAATGACAAAATTTATGTAAAGGGTAATGTAGATATTACTATTGATGGTGATAAAAGAGAACTTGTAAAAGGCAATTATCATCTTGAAGTTGAAAAAGATTATACAATGAATATCAAAGGGTCAAGAGAATCAGCCATTGGTAATAATGAACTTATTGAAATAGGACAAGAATTCTCTAGCAATGTAAATGAAGACTATACACAACGTGTTGGAGGCCATGAAATACGTATTGTAGACAAATCAAGGAATACAACAATTGGTGATTCTGAAGACCTCTCTGTGGCCACGAATATGAACGAAATTGTAATGGGTAAGAGAGATATGTTTACTTCTGCTATCCACACTCATACAGTCACTGATAAATTAAATATATCAGCTCTTGGTGACCTTACAGTGGGAACCAAAGCTAACCATATAGAAACCATTAAAGGTAATAGAACTGAAAATATAACAGGCGATGTAAGCGAAACTGTCGGTGGAAATGTCACCGAGAATATTACCGGAAACTTAGATATTGACGCCAATAGGATTGATTTGAACTAATGAATGATATGTTAAACTCAGAAATACTGAATTTTTGGAACCTCTTAGGTCCGTGGGCTGCAGTGATAGGTTCAATTATAGTCGGTATGTGGATAAAAGACTGGGCAACAGGATTTGCTAAAGGTGCAAGATTTAGAATGAGTGCTTCATTTAATGAAGGTGATAAAGTTATTCTAGAAGGTAAACCAGCTCTTATTATAAAGATAGGTTTCACTGAAACAGTATTTGGTGTATATAATGACGATGGCTACACTTGGAGATATGTACAAAATGAAAGGATACCTTTTCTTAAATTAGAAAAAATTGTAGACAAAGACTTACACCAAGATACAGACCAAGAAAAAGCCCAGAAGATTATTGACCAACTTCAGAATATCGAGATTCAAAAGAATGCTGAAGAAATAAAGAACATGAAAAATGGGAAAAAGAGTTAAATTACCTAAGTTGGCTATGGCATATACACAATTGCCAGAACCTGAACAACATACCAGAGATAAGATTGAGTATGTAATAGAACAAACCAAAACTCGTACTAAGTTTTGGGAAGCTTCGGTAGCAGCACATGATGAAAATCCATCTTATGCAGTAAAAAGATATTGTGAAGAAAATGACCTAGAGTTTCCAGAACAAGATTGTAAAGATTTAGAAGATGAGGCTGTTCAAACAATTAAATTTTGGAAACATAAATTTGCTAAATTAAGACCCTATGCAGCAGCTACACAATTTGGTTTAGAGATTGATAGATTACCAAGCTCTACTAATAAGACTAATTCATATCCTAGTGGTCATTCAACTCAAGGATATTTAGCTGGTTTATATGTTTCAAGTATCTATCCAAGTCATAGTGTAGGTATAATGGAAGCTGGTTTAGAATGTGGCATAGGTAGAATCAAAGCAGGTTTTCATTATTTAGATGACCATGAAGCTGGTATAAAATTAGCAACACAATTATTTAAGTTGATAAAGAAATGAGAAAATTTACAGATTTATTAATTGAAGAAGCTGGCAAAGGACTTACAGTCTTTGATATTGATGACACTTTATTTAGAACATCTGCAAGAGTAAAAGTAAGAAACAAAAAGACTGGTGATGTTAAAGAACTACCACCTGCAAAGTTTAACAAATACACATTAAAGAAAGATGAAGAGTGGGATTTTGGTGAGTTTAAAAATTCAAAAATATTTCAGCAAACAGCTATGCCAATTGGAAGAATGGTAAAGAAAGCTAAAGCAATTATAAGAAATGCTACTAGAAAAGGTTCAAAAGTAATTATAATTACAGCTAGGTCTGATATGGATGATAGAGATTTATTTTTAGACACTTTTAGAGCACATGGTATAGATATAGATAAGGTGCATGTAGAAAGAGCTGGTAATTTAGGTGGTAGTGCAGCTGGTGCTAAGAAAAAGATTTTTCAAAAATATCTAAGCTCTGGTGACTATCAAAGAGTTAGGTTTTTTGATGATGATAAAAATAATTTAAAGAGCTTTTTGTCTTTGAAAAAAGAATATTCTGATATAGACTTTTCTGCTTTTCAAGTACAAAATAACGGCTCAGTGAGGAGTGTAAAATAATGCCAAAAGTATGTAGAAAAAATGACCCACTAACTACTGGTCATGATTGTGTAGGTACAACTGAATTAGATACACCAGGACAAGGTAGTGTATATGCCAATGGTATACTTATTGCTAGAAAAGGTGATTCAACTGTAGCTCATCCTATTGGTGCACCAGCTTGTCCAAATCATACTGCAGTAGTAAATGCTGGTAGTGGTAGTGTATATGTAGTTGGAAAAGAGATTGCTAGAGTAGATGACTCAGCAGATTTAGGTAATATGACTGATGGTTCTCCAGATGTATTTGCAGGTGATTAATGAGTAAGTGTGGAGCAAATGAAGCTTTAAAAAGCTTGACTGAAAAGACTTCAGAAATGGCTGATAGTCTGAAAGATACAGTTGACTTAGATAAATTAGAAGAGTTTAAGGCTAAAGCAGATTTAATCAAAGGTGATATTGAAAATAAACTTCTTTCACAAATACCTAAACCAAAAAATTTACAAGAAGAATTAGAAAAAATAAAAGGCTTAAAAGAAGGATTAGCTGTTGGTGCAGCTGTCTTAGCATTAGAAAAAGACTTTGGTAAAGCTTTAGGAGCTGGTGTATTAACCGGTGCTCTTAAAAATGTGCTTGACCCAGTACTACAAGGAGCTGCAGGAATTGCAGCTGGAGCTGAAGACGCTATATCAGACGCATTGGGTGGTAAAAAATTTGATATCTGTAAAAATGTACCTAATATAGAATTAGATGAAAATGGCGAACCAGTAGAAAAAGCAAAACCAGGTGCTAAGCCAAATGAAAAATGTGATAAACCAAAAGAGGTAGAGAAGACTGTAGAAAATAATGCTGAAAAACCATCAACTGGCGGTAGTCAATATACCTTTGATGAGTATTTACAAGCAAGAGTCGATTTTAAGAAAAAAAGGCAAGAGATAATTACTTCTTTTAATAAAGACTTTGATAAACATCCAAATGGTGTAGAGCAAAGATTAAAAGAGCTGACAAAAACTTGGAATAAGATAAAGAGAAAATGGAAGAAAGCAGATAGGATAAGAGAAAAAGAAAAGAAGTATGCCCACTTAGTAGATGCTTATGCTGGTGGAGCGTTTGTTGATGGAAAATACGGTCCATTAAAAAAAGAAGACCTTTTAGAATTTGCTGTAAAGAGAGTCAATTATGACTATTGTACACAACTAAATAATGAAGTATCAGATATGGAAAAATCTATATTTGAGAATTTTAAGTTCAAATATAAAATGGGTAGTCATCCATTCTTTGATAATGAAGACTGGTATGACAAAACTAAATATCCAGAGAACTTTATATATCAATGGTATGAAACAGTTTTCTCACCAGAAAAAAGAAGTCCAGGTAAAGCTGGTCAGTATGGATTACACCAAGGAGATAAAGAAATAGGTGATTTCTTTATCAGTGAAATGGATGCTGTACTGGGATTATACCAGGACGAGGAAGTAATTGGTTATTTAGACATCATGGCTGATTATGAAGCTGGAGACGAACTCAAGCAGTAGAATAAATAAAAAGTAAGCAAACTCAAATAGGAAGAGGTTAAACTATGTTGACATTGTTATCAACTCTACTCGGATTTGGTACATCCTTTGTTCCAAAAGTCTTGGACTTTATGCAAGACAGAAAAGACAAAGCTCATGAACTTGACGTCATGGCTATGCAAATGGAACGTGAAGAAAAACTCGCTACTTATAAAGCTGATGCTATGATGCAAGCAGCTGAAGTACAAAGAGATTCACAGTTATTAGTACACGACACTGAAACTGGAAAAGGCGCTTCACAATGGATTACTAATTTGCGTTCTTCAGTTAGACCAGTAATTACATATTTGTTCTTTGCAATTTTCTTCTTTGTAGAAGGAGTTGCAGCATATGTAGTACTGACTCAAGGTGGAGATATTGAAGCAATCACAAATGCATTATGGTCTGAAGAAACTAGGTCTATATTTGCAGCGATTGTCGCATTTTGGTTCGGGTCAAGAGCAATTAAAAAATAAAGGAGTAAATTATGAGTGAAGCGAAAAAACCAGAAGCTGAACTAAACATCCGTGATATCGCGGATAGTATTAAAATTATAGACGTTTGCGTTAAGCGAGGAGCATTTGATGGCGTGGAAATGGAACCTGTGGGGAAGGTCAGAAACAGACTCGAAGCCTTCGTCCAAGCCTACACAGAACAAAACAAACCAGTTGAAGAAAACGACGATGGGAAATCCTACGAAAGTAAGCGATAACTGTATTAGAATGATTAAACACCATGAAGGTGTTAGATATCAGCCTTATCAGGACCCAATCGGTTTATGGACAGTAGGAGTTGGACATCTTATAGGTGACGGCAAATCTTTACCTCAAGAATGGAATAAGACATTTACCTCAGAAGAAGTAGATGACATTTTAAAAGATGACCTTGCAAGGTTTGAAAGAGGTGTTAATACACTTATTCCTATTACAAGACTCACACAAAATCAGTTTGATGCTTTAGTATCTTTCTCATTTAATGTAGGCCTAGGTAATCTTCAAGCATCTACACTTAGACAAAAACTTAATCGTGGTGATTATGAAGGAGCTGCAAATGAGTTTCCTAAGTGGAGAAAAGCTGGTGGTAGAGTTTTACAGGGACTTGTAAGAAGAAGAGCTGATGAAAAAGCTATGTTTATGTCTGATGTAATACATGCTGTAGGATATTAAACAGCAAAACTTTCACCACAACCACAAGTTGCAGTTGCATTAGGATTTCTAATTACTAGACTAGAGTTTCCAAACTCTTCTATAAAGTCTACTTCAGAACCGTAAAT